GTTAATACTTGTCCTGCAGTACCCATAGTGATTCCACCAAAAGAACCATTATCATTAAATTGAATTTGTTTATCAGATCCACCTGGAGGGGATGCTAATGCAATATCAATAATATTTGTACCGTTTGAATAAACAAATTTTTGTCCTTTATCGGTTGCAGAAAAAGTTACACCTGTTCCAGAAACTGTTTTTACCTGTACTGTAAAAGAACCAGTGGTTCCGTTTTCAAGAACATAAATTTTTTCAATTGAATCTGGAATCGTTACAATTTGATTTCCTGTAATAGTTCCTGTAAATTTTATAATTGCATTTCTACCATTAGACAAAGTACCATCTGTTACTGCAAGAGCTGTAGTTTGTGCTCCACCAGCAATAGATACTTCTTGATATCCTGCAAAACCTTGTTGTATTAATTGTAAATTGGTGTTTGTTTTATCACCCCAAGTCCCAGAGTTTTCCCCTGTGACCATTAATTCTAAACCTAAATCTGTATATGTAGATGCCATAATTATCTCCTATTTTAAATTTTTTATGCTGCAGTGTCAACGCGTACCCAAGTATTTGAGACACTAGTATTTATTGCTGTCCATGTATTATTTGCCCCAGGTATTACTTTTGACCAAGTTACAATCTTCTCATTACCTGTCGTACTAGTAATATTTAAACCTGTCGGGATAACAATCGCATTAGCTGTAATTGTAACAGTATTTGTTGTAATTGTTAATGCTTGACCTGTTACCTCTGCCACAGATACCGCGTCTACAGAAGCTACAGTAGAGGTTATTAGAAGACCTGTTAAAGTGCCTGTATTTGCATCTGCCGCTATAGATACTGTATTAGTAGTTGTATTTAATAACTCTCCAGTTAAATTTACAGGTGTATTTAAATCAATACTTACGGTATTAGTGGTTGTTGTTAAATTTTCACCACTAGTTGCAATGTTAACATCTGTATAAGCAATCTCATTACCAAGACTTAATGATAATGTTTGAGGTTGAACTATAATTGGTCCAACAGCTATTTCAATACTTACTGTATTAGTAGTTGTATTAAGTAATACTTCACCAACTAAATTTTCACTAACATTTCCATCTGCAGTAATGGATACAGAATCCACATTGGTAGTTGTAACTAGACTATCTGCAGTAACACTTACGTCTGATTTTGGTAATTCATCACCTATTGAAGTTTGTAAAATAGTTAAGGCACTTAAATTAACCGAAGCACCTGCCGTAATACTAACTGTATTAGTGGTAGTAGTTAAAGATTCTCCAGTTACGTTTGATTGTACACTGATAGTTGCAGTAACAGAATTTAATTGTGAGGTAATAGTGTTAAGAGCATTACCATCACCCCAAGCAAATTCTCCCCACGCACCATCTCCGTAAGCATCCGAAATAGATACAACTATCCCGTTATCTCCCCAGGCTTGTTCACCCCACTTATTGGATCCCCAAGGAGACGCAGTCATGCGTTAACTCCTTAACTGATTCTTAAGATCGCTGCAGCTGTTGTGAATGCTGGGAACTGAATAGTAAAAGTTCCTGCTGTTGCTGTTTTGTCTCCACCAAAATCTAAAACACAAACTGCTTTACTTGCATCAGTTGAGTTATAAATTAAAGCACCTCTAGCTGTCAAAGTAACGCCAGTAAAAGACAAGTTTGCAAATGTTGCTATTGCAACACCCGATGCGACCGAGGTTTGTTGAGATTGTAATACTCCACCACCAGCTGCATATTGTCCAGAAGGCGATACTTCATTACCTGTGGTGTATGAAGTTGTTGCTGCACTTAATACTGCTGTTGATTTATATAATGCTAGTTTAAAAGTATCCCCACCTGTATCAAGGTCATGAACACCGTCTAATAATTCTTTTTTAAATGAATTACATACTGCTTGTGCTATTGCCATAAAAAATTCTCCTTAAATTTTAATTTTAAGTATTAGGTGATGGACTAGGAACTTTAATTCTTGGAACACCATCCGTATACTCGTCTCTACGTCTTCTGCCCATTTGTTCTAAAGCATAAGATTGTATTGCTTCATTATACCTATTTTGATAGAGGTTGTACATATCTGCTGGTCCTTTTAAATAACCATAGGCTTCTACTAAACAAGCATATAATAAAAGTTCTGGAGCTTGTTTTGAAAGCTCAGTTTGCGTATTAGACGAACTTAATGCTGGAGGTGTAGATATGTAATTTAACTGAATAGTGTAGTTACTAGCAGGAGTTGGAGCAACTACAATGTTGTCATCATCCCAATTAGCATAGTATTTTGGAAGACCCGAAGCTCCTCCGCTATTATATTCAGAAATAAAACTAGTGTCTCTTTTATCTAAAAATGACCTTGTACTTCCATCAATAACTTCTACAGATCTTATAATAATAGTATCTGTTGGTAATAATACATAACGATTACCAGAAGTAAAAGTAGAAGTTGCATAATCTCTTGCATAATCAGCATCTACTTCTCTAAATATTCTAAATTCAGAATCTCTAATAAAACCATCTATAATAGTAGCAGTTAAAACATTACTATCTACTTCTGTATAATCTCTAATTTTTTGTACTAATTCAGCGTATGTCATGATATTATGATATTACAATTGTTACCTTTCCTAATCTTGTTCCTACTTGTCTTTTATTATTTTCTGTTAATGGATCTACACTAGGCATCATTCCATTAGATGTAAATTGTCCATCCCAATAGTAAGGATCCAAATCAACAATAGTAGGAGATGAATCTTGAGGTCTAGCATTCCATAATGCAACTGGATCTGCTCTATGGTATTTAGGATCTAGTTGAGGATGTTTAGCCTCAAATTCAGAAATATGGACCCACGAACCATTCCATTCTTTTACCATTTCTCTATATGGAAAAGCTTGTCCTGATCTATCAGATATGGATTGTGAGTATTTACCTTTTGCGTATGACATTAAGATCCTTGTGGGTAATAAATATTAGGTGTAATGTACACAGAAGTTCTTTGACCATCTTCATCTAATGCACGTTTTAATTCATCTTCATATAAAAGTTTTAATGCTTGGATTCTATCTGGTGCAACTTTTTGTGATAAGTAAAAAGCTAATCCTGAAACCATACAAGGATAAAATCGATATGGCATATCTGTTGTATTCGTATAAGCACCTGCATCTTCAATTCTTGCAATATAATAATAAAAAATATTAGTCACAGCAGAAGTATCTGGAGCTAAATATAAAGTTATGGTTGGACTTAATAATCTGTTTACATAATACTGAGAAGGTGTTCCTGTATCTGTTTTATTAGGGATAGCAATATATTCTGATCTTGAAATTTTATTTAAAGTTTGTTGTGTTCCTCCAGTAACTGTTACTACTGCTTCTAAAACATCACTACAATCACTAGGTGTACTATATGTTGCAGTTCCATTAGTTAAGGTTTGTGTATTAGATTTAACTTTCCATAAATTAATTCCACGATTTCCCCATTCAGAAAATAAAAGGTTTAGGCTACGTCTAGCAGATTTAATGTTATATCCAGAATTAGTTCTTACACCGCATCTTTCATATGCTTCTTCAATAGTATCATCAATCGTGATATTAAATGATGTAGTACCAGATGTAGCCATTTATAAACCTTACTTCTTTTTGCTTTTCTTAGGCTTCATTTCTTTTTTGCCACCTGATTTAGGTGCAATGCCTGATTTTTGGTAATTTTTCATTCCCATGGTAAATCTCCTTGTTAACAAATTTATTATAGCTAATATTTTAGTTGTAAGCTAGAGGATTGCTGATTTTAGCAGTTATTTCAATAAATCTTTATAATAAGCTCTAGCACTAGGATTAGATAATTTAATACCTACAGAATCATGCTTGATAAATTTTCCCATATAAGCATTTTGTGGTTTTTCCATAAAAGGTTTATGATAAGCATGTCTCATTTTAAATTCTTTTTTTGTTTCAGTAGGTTGTTTAACTGCTTTTCCTGTATAAGCTTTTATTCCACCTTTTTTAAATGAAAAAGTAGCTCCAATATTAAAACTTTTTTTGCCACCTGTACCTTTACCTACACCTCCAAAAATAGATCGTTTTTCATCAATACGTCGTGTACCTGAAATAGTATCCATTCTACTACTTGCACTTGGATACTCTTTAACATCAAACTTTTGTCTATTAACTGTTATGCTTCCTTTTTCACCACCAAAAGTTAAACTTTTGTTTGTTTCTTGTGTATATCTATCTTCAGTTTTAGAATAAGAAGGTGTAATACTTAATCCTGTTTTTGCTTTTTTCACAGGAATACAATTAGGGACTTTTTTACCACCCTTCATTTTCATTCCAAACTGTTTATAGCCTTTCCAACATGCCATATTAATCATCCTTAGTAGCGGCCGCTTTGAGAGTGTATAACTTCTCCTTTAAACGGTTGTACAACTTCTTAGATTGTAGCACTTTAAATTGGAATAGTCTATTACTTAGACTTTTTGCGATAGGGTTTGGTTTTTTTACCATGCGTTGCTTGGATCGTTTTCGCATATTTACCTTTCCATGACTTTCCTAGTCCTGGTTCTAATTGTCTACTCATTTGTGATCTAGATATTACCATGGTTTATAATGTACTTTAGTTTCTTGTTTAATAGCTTGTAAACATTGTCCTCTATTATCATTACCGTTCCACGATACATGGACCCAACCACTGTCTGGTTCACCATCCTTATAAAATTCTAAAATTAATTGATCATACTCTAAATTGTCTTTTATCCATTGCGCTAATTCCTTATTGTCTACGCCTACTACTTCTATATCCGCCGCTTTTCCTTCGGTATGTTGTGAATGAATACTAGAACCAATAGCTACACATAATTCACCAGATCTATATCCAGAAGATATGATAACAGGAGAATCAAAATGAGAACGAATAGGTTGTAATACATTTATACACAATGCTTTAAGATTATCAATTTGAGTTGGAGAAGGATTATTTGGTATTCCTTTTCGTTCTGCTGTTTGAGATTTAACTAATTCACTTAGTTGAAAGTTTGCTGATAGTTTCATTAGTTTTAAGTTTATTACATTTACAATCTTTTAACAATAGACAGAAACCCATACAAACCCAATAAATACAGCTCATATTTTTAATTTAGATAATTGTTTTGCAATAGTATCTAGTTTATTTGGATATTGTTCTTTGTTTGTACAACTTGCCGCCATTAAAAAACAAATAATAATAATAACCCACAAAACTGGAATAGTATATTTTGGTTTTAATTTCATTAATGCTCCTCAATCTTTTCTATTCGTTTAATACCGTGTTTATCTACATATACTTTTGCTTTAACTACAGAACATTGTACATGTGAATTACCACTATCATTATGTCGTTCTATTTTTCTTTTAGTCTCAAGACACTCTGATAAGGATTCTTTGTGAGAATGTTCTATCATTTTGTCGTTTAAAAATAAACATAAAGCTACAACCATTTCTATCATTAATGTTTACCATTTCCATTCCCGTTTGCAAACTTAATATCTCGTGTAGCATCTTTTAATCGTTCAACATCTTTTTTAAGTTTTTCTATTTCTTTATCAAATTGTTTTAACATCACACCTGTGTGAATATTTTCTTCTAATAATTTACCGTGTTTTTCTACTTGTTTGGTTAAATATTCTATTAACATAAACTGTTCTTGATCAATGGGTTTTTGTTTAGAAGCTTCTAATAAGTCTTGTTCAAATAATTTATTTTTGGTTTCTAATTGATTAAGTCTTTCAATAACACCAAAAGCAAACCATAGGCCTGCACATACAGCTATAATTAATGATATTAAATTTCTAAGTGGCAATGCCACATTTGTATTTTCACTTATTTTCATAGGCTATTAGCATTTCCACCTTCTTCTAGCCTGTCGTAATCGTGAATTAGGATCTTTAGCTGCTTTAGGAAATTGCTTCATTTGTCCCGCACTTCTAGCACAAAATGATTTTCTTCTCGCTGCACGTTTAGGGCCAGGGTTATCTTCTGTAACAGCTGTTTTTAATTTTGATCCTGGATTTTTTCTTCTGTAAGCCATAACACCTGCTTGTGTCATTCCTGCTCCAGATTCTGTTTTTCTAAAATATTTAGATTTACGTGGTGGCATCCCACCTTTTTTTATACCAGTGACATCTTTACCAAGTCCTGTATGCTCTTCAAGATATTCACCATAATAATCATATGGATCCATTCTCTCAAACATCATTAACTTCCGTTAGTTGTAGTAAAATAAGGTCCTGAATATTTGTCAGTTAATAAAGTAACTGCAGCAACACTAGTTAGTGTTGAACAAAAAATTCCGTTTGGAAATGGAATACCATCTTCTGGAAAATTTAAATTAATAACATCTCCAGTTGGAACATCTGCTATAAACATAGTAGTTCCAGTCTTGCTTCCAGTAGTTAAAACCACTTGTCCAGTTCCACCACCGCTTGAAGCAATAATAATTCCTCTTAATCTCGTTGCTGGTGCTACGATAGCAGTAGTGCTTGTAGCTTCAAATCTTGTTGCTTGTATATCGCTTTTGTATCCCATAATAGCTCCATTATACTTTTAAAATACTGGGGCGTAAAGTACGCCCCAGTATAAATATGATTACGCTCCTGGCGAACCGAAGATACCTCTAGGGTCAGACCAGCCGAAGCTGTATCTTTCTCTAGCTTTAAATCTTACGTTTCCAGTGTCAAAATCACCTTCGATTGCAGTTTTAATAGCTGCTCTCACAAAGTGTTTTAAACCGTTAGGCGCATCAGTCATGATGAAGAAAGCATCAGTGTCAGTCAAGAAATGGTTGACTCTGTAGCCTTGTGGGATCATTCCCATATTCATCATTGCATTGATGTCGTTTTTAGCAAACGCATTTGAACCACCTGGAGTTGTAGATAAAGGTGATCTTAAGATTCTCTCAGCAGTAAATTGCAATTCTTTTGGAATGATCAATTTAATACCTTGTAGAGCGATCTTTAATCCTCTTTCGTCTACGAAACCAGCGATATCAATTAACGCTTGTTCTAACGAAGTTTCTGACAAGTCAGCTGCAGTAGAAAGTTCATTTCTGAAAGTTCCACCATTAGACAATGGGTGGTCAGTAGTACAAAGTGCTTTACCGTCACCTCCATTGTAAGAGCCCCCAGTATCAAACGCGTTGTTTAATACGTTAGCTGCAGTGATTTGTTTAGTTTGCGCCATTGATCTAGCAAGAGCTCTTGTATATCTAGAAGCCAATCTGTCATACAAGTTGTCTTCAATTGCTTCCTCAGTAAT